AAGCGGAATTTTACATCCCGACGAAATAGACTATGCAATGTCTGGTGGGCAAGGTGTAGCGGAGGGTGACCAAAGCGACTCAGCTCGCAATCGCCGTGCAAAAGAAGCACACGAACAGAACCTTGATGCAGCTCACAAGGAATTAAGACAGCGTGATGCTGAAGGTGAGGACATGAGTCAACATCGTGTCAATCCCCGCACATACAAGATCGAGAAGAAGGCAGTTGCTGACAAGAAAAAGAAAACAGTTAAAGAAGGCCTAGGCGATTTAGCAAGTGCAGCAGAGCGTGATCACGAAGTGCAAATGGCTCGTGCTGATCTATATAAACTAGCAAAGTACGCTATTAAATTACACGATATGCTTAAAACAGTATCTGAAGCAGAAGGCATCGAAGGATGGCAGCAGGCAAAGATTACTAAAGCAGCAGACTATATCAGTAGTGTATATCATGCACTAGATTATGATATGAAGTTTGCAGAATCAAACTCAACAGCAAACGTTCTAACTAGAGCAAAAGATGTGGTTGAATCAAACTACACAGCAAAACTTGCAGAACGTGTTTACAAAACTTTAAAAAAAAAACTGATGTAACATGTAGCACGCTAGACGAAGAAAAACAAAAAGGTGTTGACGGCAAGGTATGCTGGAAGGGCTACAAGCGTATGGGCACTAAACAAAAGGACGGCAAGACTGTAGACAACTGCGTTAAGATGTAGTATGGAAGACAGTGCCGAAGATTTTGTTTGGCAGACTATTGACCCAGATTTAATTTGGGTAATGGACAAACTAATTGTAAGTAGAAAAATGCGATATAACTGTGGACCAGTGGGTCTTGATGTTCCGCATCCGGGCTTTTATATCGTGCGCCCTTGTGTTAATATGCTGGGACTAGGCCTGGGTGCAGAAAAAATGTGGCTTGAGAAAGACACTTGCAATTTGCCCTACGGTTACTTCTGGTGTGAGTGGTTTGAAGGTAGACATCTCAGCATAGACTACTTTTACGGTACACAAGAATTATGTGTAGAAGGTCGAAAGAGTGATGATACATTTACTCATTGGGACGAATGGGTTCGAACAGATGACATAGTAGAGTTTCCTAAAATGCTACACAATATATCATATCCGCACAAATGGATCAACTGTGAATTTATAGGCGGCAAACTAATCGAAGTGCATCTTAGACGCAACGAAGACTTCGACGAACACACTGAACATTTTATTCCAGTCTGGAAGGGCGAAGACACAACACCGCCCGACGGATACACATATCGTGAATATCCAGATGTCCACGGCAGAATTGGCGCTTTTATAAAATAAACACTTGACAACGCCTAAATAATCCTGTATACTTAACAAGTAATAACATTTATTTAGGAGTAATCTATGAGTGATCGTACCTATGGTGCAGAAGAAAAAGCAAAACTTGAGCGTCTTGTTCAAGAAGGCGTAACAGTGCTACAAGAAATTGAAGACTTACAAGAAGGTCTTAAAGATACTGTTAAAGCAGTAGCAGAAGAACTAAACATCAAACCAGCATTAATTAATAAAGCAATTAAAGTTGCACAGAAACGTGACTGGGAAAAGCATGCAGACTATTTTGAAGACCTTGAAACACTTGTTGCTACAGTCGGTGTTGACAAATAATGCAACAAATAAAAGAATTTTGGGTAGCTAGTTATACCAGTGACAAAACTGCGTTCTATTTTGAACTTGTAAGTTTTATCTTTACTGTAGGTGCAAGTTTAACTCTTGCAGTTAATGCTAAAGATCCTAATATGATGATGGTATACCCAGGATTCTTTGTTGGTAGTATTACTCAATGCTATGCAGCAGTACGTAGAGGTGCAGCGTGGGTGATGCTACTAACAGGGTACTTTGCAATAATTAACGTATTTGGATATGGAGTAGCAGCAACATGGTGGTAAAACCATACCAGTGGCTGGCTTGGGTAAGCACTGTAATCGTATTGATTGCAGCTTGTCTTGCCAGTTTTGTACCTGAACTATATCTACATCATTACTTCTTTATTGTAGGTAATGCATTATGGATCGTAGTCGGGTACTTATGGAAAGAGAATTCACTCCTATGGTTTAATATAGGCTTAACCGCTATATATGTTATAGGCTTAATATTATAAGAGTCGTTCACTTTAAGAACAGGTTTAAGGTTAGTTGGCCACAAACAACAGGAGGCATTTAATTGAGTTATGTAGACGCATTTTTCGACCGTGATCACGATATGATCAAGATAGTTGAACGAAAAGACGGAGCTAGAATATTCCGTGAACAACCTGTAAAATATACATTTTACTATAAGGATCAAAAGGGTAAGTACAAAAGTGTGTACGGTGATCCGTTGAGTCGTATTGTATCTAAGAATACTAAAGACTTCCGCAAGGAAATTGCAATCAATCGAGACAAAACGCTGTTTGAAAGCGACATTAATCCAATCTTTCAGTGTCTAAGTGAAAACTACCTTAACCAAGACGCACCTAAACTAAACATTGCATTTTTCGACATTGAGACAGACTTTGACCCAGAGCGCGGCTTTGCAGATCCTAGCGATCCGTTTATGGGCATTACGTCTATCTCCGTTTATTTGCAGTGGCTAGAAACAATGGTGTGTTTAGCAGTGCCTCCTAAAACACTTACAATGGAAGCTGCGACTGAGTTGCTTAAAGATATTCCTAACGTAATGCTGTTTGCTAAAGAAAAGGACATGTTAGACACGTTCTTAACAATTATTGAAGACAGCGACGTAATAAGTGGTTGGAACAGCGAAGGCTATGATATTCCCTACACTGTCAATCGTGTAGCTCGTGTATTAAGTAAAGATGACACAAGACGGTTTTGCTTGTGGGGTCAGCTGCCTAAGAAGCGTATTTACGAAAAGTTTGGTAAAGAAAGTGAAACATATGACTTGATTGGTCGTGTACACTTGGACAGTTTAAACTTGTATCGTAAGTATACCTATGAAGAACGCCACAGCTATCGACTAGATGCTATTGGTGAAATTGAAGTAGGTGAAAACAAAACAGCATACGAAGGTACACTGGATCAACTTTATAACAATGACTTTAAAAAGTTTATTGAATATAACATTCAAGATACTGCGCTGCTGGACAAACTGGATAGGAAACTGCGCTTTATTGAATTAAGTAATACTATTGCACACGAGAATACAGTTCTTATTCAGACTACTATGGGCGCTGTTGCTGTTACTGAACAAGGCATTATTAACGAGGCGCACAATCGTGGACTTCAAGTTCCTAATCGTAAGAATATAGATGACGAAGAAAACACACAGGCCGCTGGCGCATATGTTGCGTTCCCTAAAAAGGGCTTGCACAAGTGGATTGGGTCAATGGACTTGAACTCACTGTACCCTTCAGTGATTCGTGCGTTAAATATGGCTCCAGAAACTCTTGTAGGACAAATTCGTCCAGACATATCAGAAGCTCGTGTAGCAGAAGACATGGGTCTTAAGAAACAGAGCTTCGCGGGTAGTTGGGAAGGTCGCTTTGCAACAGAAGAATACGATGCTGTTATGGCCAAACGTAAAGATGTTGCACTTACTATTGAGTTTGAAAACGGCCAGTCTGAAGTAATGAGCGGAGCAGAGATTTACAAACTAGTATTTGACAGTAATAATCCATGGATGCTTAGTAGCAATGGTACAATCTTTACACAAGAGTTTGAAGGTGTTATTCCAGGTATTCTAAAGCGTTGGTATGGTGAACGTAAAGAGTTACAAGCAAAGCTGAAGAAAGCTAAGGATGCAGGTAATAAGGCAGAGATTGAGTATTGGGATAAACGTCAGCTAGTTAAGAAGATTTTGCTTAACAGTTTGTATGGTGCTATTCTTAACCCTGGTTGCCGCTTCTTTGATAAGCGTATTGGACAGTCAACTACACTTACTGGTCGTACTATTGTTAAGCATATGAGTGCAGAAGTTAATAAAGTTATTACTGGAGTTTACGATCACGTTGGTGATGCTGTTATCTATGGTGATAGCGTTACCGGTGATTCGATGATTAACACATCAAATGGCATGATTGCAATTGAAGATTTGTTTGATGCAGTTGAGGATAAAGTATTACATCCTAGTGGAAAGGAATATGCAATGTTTAACGACTCGGACATTACAACACTTGGATTCCATGCATTAAATGATAAAATTACTATTTCTAAAATGAACTATGTTATGCGTCATAAAACTTCTAAGCAATTATACAAGGTAACAATGGAAGACGGAACGTCGGTTACAGTAACAGAAGATCACAGTTTAATGATAGACCGAGATGGGTTCTTACTGGAAATAAAGGCAACAGATTTACAAGAAAATGATTTAGTTATTACTCTTGCTAAGTAGGGTTTTTTGACTATGATGTTAAATAAGTATAGCAAGCATACAACGATAGGAGTATCACCATAGTCATGCCAAAATGTATAGAGTGCGGCACAGTCGCAAAAAGATTACAGTGGACACATTTTTTTTATAAATGTACTGGAAAGTTTAAGAACGGTAAAGAATACAAAATCGCATATCCCCATGCTAAACTAGTAGACGATGAGTTTGCTAAGTCAACAGCCTGCACACTAGTTAATATGCAAAAGAAATACGGAACAGTGCAGGGTCAAGCTGCATGGGATGATTATAAAAGAAAACAAGCGTATTCTAATACGCTGCAATACAAACAAGAGAAACATGGATGGACCGAAGCCGACTTTGATGAATATAATAAATCAAGAGCTGTTACATTAAAAAACTTAATAGAACGGCACGGTGAAGTGACAGGTGCTATTAAATGGCAATCATATTGCGATAGACAGGCATACACAAACACAAAGGAATATTTCATAGAAAAGTTTGGTACTACAACTGGTACAGACATGTACAATGAAGTGTGTAGAATAAAGTCACACTCACTAGATGTAGTAATGGAAAGAAACAACTGTGATGAAGCAGTAGCACTAGATATAATTGCTAATTATAAACAGTCAGAAAAATATTCAAGTAATTTAGAAAAGCAGTTTGCTGATGAAATAATGTCTGCACTGGAAGAAGAATTGCGCTATTATTACAAAACGAAACAATATTGCATTTGGGCAAATGACAAGCCGAACTTTTATGACATTGTACACAATGACAAAGCAATAGAATTTAATGGCGACTACTGGCATTGCAATCCTAACAAATACGCTGAAAACTGGTATCATCCACAATCTGAGTTATTAGCAAGACACGTATGGGAAAAAGATGCAAAGAAGATTCAAGCATTAAAAGATAAGCGTAACATAGACACACTAATCATATGGGAGTCAGAGTATTTGGCTGATCCTAAAACAATAATTCAAAGGTGCATAACATGGCTGAAGTAATAAGACAACGAGTAGCAAGCGTAGAAAAGATACCAAACACAGGCGACCAGTACGTATATGATATAAGCATTGCCGAAGACGATCCGTTTTTCTTTGCAAATGGACATTTGGTTCATAACACAGATTCGGTCTACTTTAGTGCTTGGCCTACTTTACAAAATGAAATTAAGGCAGGCAATATTCCTTGGACTAAAGAGAATGTTATTACACTTTACGATCAAGTATCAGAAGCAGCTAATATAACCTTCCCAGATATGATGGCAAAATCATTCCATTGCCCAAAGAGTCGAAGTGTTGTTATTGCAGCAGGTCGTGAAATTGTTGCAGAAAGCGGATTGTTTATTACTAAGAAGCGTTATGCAGCTCTAGTAATTGATACAGAAGGTTTCCGCAGTGACGTAGACGGTAAAGCTGGTAAAGTAAAAGCCATGGGCTTAGACTTACGTAGAAGTGATACTCCTGTGTTTATGCAAGAGTTTTTAAGCGAGCTGTTGCTTATGGTACTTACAGATAAGCCGCAAACTGATGTGCTAGAACGTATTACTCAATTTCGTTTAGCATTTAGTGAACGGCCAGGTTGGGAGAAAGGTAGTCCGAAACGTGCAAACAAAGTTGGACATTATCGTCGCTTAGAAGAAAAAGCCGGCAAGGCTAATATGCCTGGACACGTTAGGGCAAGTATTAACTGGAATACACTCAAGCGTATGAATGGTGACAAATACTCGCAGGAGATTGTTGATGGTATGAAAGTTATTGTTTGTAAGCTCAAGCAGAATCCATTAGGGTACACTAGTGTTGCTTATCCGACAGACGAGCTGCGTATGCCTGAATGGTTTAAAGAACTTCCGTTTGATGATGCAGCAATGGCAGAAACAATTATTGATAATAAGTTAGATAATTTGATCGGTGTGCTTAACTATCCATTAGAGGATACTAAGCGTCATAACACGTTCAATAGTTTGTTTGACTTTGGAGACTAAAATGAAAATAAAATTAGAAATAGAAATTGATACCGAGAGCGATCAGGACCTAAATACTATTGAAGAGCTAATCAAAATGTTAAAAGGACTAGTGGAGCAGATGCAATGAAGGTAGGTTTCACCGCATCAACTTTTGATTTACTTCACGCCGGGCATGTACAAATGTTACGTGAAGCAAAAGAACAGTGCGATTATTTGATCTGCGGATTACAAGTGGATCCTAGCGTTGATCGTCTAGATAAAAATTCCCCTATACAGACTATTGTCGAGCGCTATACGCAACTTAAAGCAGTAGGATATGTAAATGAAATTATTCCTTATGGCACCGAACAAGACCTAGAAGATATCTTGACAATGTATCATATTCATGTTAGAATATTAGGAGAGGAGTATAGAGATAAAGATTTTACTGGTAAAGACATTTGCCGTAAAAGAGATATTGAATTATACTTTAATAAACGAGATCATCGTTTTAGTTCAAGTGATTTAAGAAAGAGAGTAGCTGATCGTGGGTAATAAGTTTATATTTGATGTTGACGGAACATTAACGCCAAGTCGCAGTGGTATGAATAGTGAGTTTCAAGGATACTTTATAGACTTTTGTTATGCAAACGAAGTTTATCTAGTTACAGGTAGCGACTATGCTAAAACATTAGAACAGGTTGGTCCTGATGTTTGTGATGCTGTGATGAGGATTTATAACTGTAACGGCAATGATGTTTGGGAGAAAGGTGTGAATATTCATACTAATGATTGGACACTTCCCGAAGATGCACACGAATGGTTATCTAATAAGCTAACCGAAAGTACCTATTGTACTCGTACAGGATTACACTTCGAACATCGCCCAGGGCTTGTTAACTTTAGCATAGTTGGACGTAGCGCTGACAAAGAACAACGAGCAGATTACGTTATATATGATGTTCTATTCGACGAACGTAATATTATTGCTCAAGAGTTTAATGGATTATTTCCTACACTACAAGCAACGGTAGGAGGCGAAACTGGTATTGATATTGCTCCACTAGGTGCGGACAAAGCACAAATTGTTGAGGACTTTGAAGTTGAAGATAAACTTTACTTCTTTGGTGATAGAATGGATCCTGCTGGTAATGATTATCTGCTGTCGTTAGAAGTAGACGTAGCAAAGCCTGTAAAACGCTGGCAAGAAACATTTGAACTGTTACAATATTTTCAAGAAGCAAAGGTAGCAGCGAAATGAAAATTTTGCTAACGGGTCACAGGGGCTTTATAGGTACTGCATTACTTGCACGATTAACAAATAACAATGATGTAGAAGTTATACACTGTATAGACTTGCAAGCAGGTACCAACTTGCTTACTTGTGACTTTCCGAATCATGTCGATCTTGTAATACATCTAGCAGGAAAAAGCGGTGTTCGTGAAAGCCTGAATGACCCGGGTGCTTATTGGTTAAACAATGTAGAAGCAAGCCGTAGACTGTTTGAACGCTATAGTAACACTCGCATATTGTATGCAAGCTCAAGCAGTGCGTACGAGCCCGATTTGAACCCTTATGCGGCATCTAAGTACATACTGGAAAAATTAGCAACACGGTATACTGATACTTTAGGTATGCGATTCCACACTGTGTATTCCGACTTACCTAGAAAGAACATGTTCTTTGATAAACTATTTAATGGTACATTAGAATACGTAACTCAACACCACAGAGATTTTGTACACATTAACGATATTTGCGATGCAATTGAAATACTGATTAAAAAGACGCACGTTAATGGTATAATAGATATTGGTTCAGGTGATCCAATTAGAGTTCAGGACTTGGCTCCTGGCTTGCCTATCCGCCTAAATACTCCACATGAAAGAACATTTACATGTGCAAATTTAGAAAAAATGAAAGCCTTAGGATATAAACCTAAATATATGATAAAAGAGTTCTTGACAAACAAAGAATTAGGCACTATAATAAAACTTAACACAGGAGAAATCGCATGAAAGATATTTTACAAGACGTAGTAGCACATACACACGCACTAGGGTTTTTATCATTAGTTAAAGTAACTGCTGATACTACTAGCACAGTCGTTGAAAGTATGGCAGATGATCGTTCAGTTATTATGACTGCAACGGCACATACACCAGTAACAGAATTTGATGGTATATTTGGTATGCCCAATTTGGACAAACTTGCACTACACTTAAAAAATCCCGAGTATCAAAAAGATGCAAAGATTGAAGTAGTCAAAGCAGTACGCAATGGCGAAACTATTCCTACACATATTCACTTTGAAAACTCAACTGGTGACTTTGAAAATGATTATCGCTTTATGAACCGAGCAATCATTGACGAAAAACTTAAGACGGTTACATTTAAAGGTGCAACATGGCAAGTTGAATTTCAGCCTAGCGTAGCAGCAATTGGACGTATGAAGTTACAGAGTGCTGCTCATAGTGAGGAACCTACATTTAATGTTAAGACTACTGCAACAGGCAGTGCAACTGACTTGGTGTTTAGCTTTGGCGATGCAAGCACACACTCAGGTGAGTTTGTATTTCAAAATGCAATAAAAGGTAAACTGTCGCACACTTGGAGTTGGCCAGTTGCCGCTGTTCAAAGTATTTTAAATCTAAGCGGTACTACTACTATGAGCATTAGTGATCAGGGTGCTATGATGATTAGTGTTGATTCAGGTATGGCAAAATACAACTACATCCTTCCAGCGCAGAGCAAATAATGCTAGAACTTTTAATAATTGTAACATTTTTAGCTATAACGCTTACAACTTATCACCGTGTAGGTTGGAAAAATATTAAAGAATGTTACAGTTACTGGTTTAAACCAGGATACTGGTCAAGTTACAATATTGTTGAAGCAGTATCCTGGTTAGCAAAAACATTAGTGATTATTCCGAGTCTAGTGTTCAATTTAGAGATATGGCAGTTACATTTTGTAACACTACTAACATCAGTAATGTTGATTTGGGCTAGCGAAAGAAAACTATTGCCAACGCTAGTTGCATTCAATACCCTATGGATTGCTATAAGTTCCATAGTAATAATAAGGAACATTGTTTAAAAATGAATAAAGACTTAACTGCAACACAAAACGATTACGCACATTTCTTACCTGCACTTAGTGGCTTCTATGCGACTTACGTGGGCAAACAGCGTCATCTAGATCCTGTTAAAGGTCCTTACATTGAAGATGCTCGTATTCCTGCTAACTTTCAGAATGGTGTAGAAAGTCTTAACTATCTAAATGCACAAGAAGGAGCGTTCACATACAAGTGGACGCTTTACTCTGCAGGACACGCCGATTTAGATACAACTAAGTTTGTGCCTAAAGAAGACATGGTTAGGAATAGAGATAGGCAGAACACTTGGTTGCTTGGCGACTCAGGTGGATTCCAGATTGGTAAGGGCGTTTGGGAAGGTGATTGGAAAGATCCTAATTGTCCTAAAGCTCAAAAGAAACGAGACGGTGTATTGCGTTGGATGGACGCTTACATGGACTATGGCATGGTACTTGATATCCCGGCTTGGGTTGCTCGTAGCCCTGAAGGTGCAAAAGCTACTGGCATTAGCACATACAACGAAGCAGTTAAAGCAACACGTATTAATAACGACTACTGGATGAAACACCGCACTGGTGCTTGTAAGTTCTTAAACGTACTACAAGGTGAGAATCATGCAGATGCAGATGACTGGTACGAGCAAATGAAAGACTATTGCGATCCAGCCAAGTATCCGGACAATCACTTTAATGGGTGGTCGATGGGCGGTCAAAACATGTGTGACGTACACTTGGTTCTTAAACGCATTGTTTCTATGCACTTTGATGGCTTGTTACAAAGCGGTATACACGATGTAATGCACTTTCTAGGCACAAGCAAGCTAGAGTGGGCATGTTTGCTTACGGACGTACAGCGGGCTATACGCAAGTACTATAACCCCACTATGATGCTTACATTTGACTGTGCAAGTCCTTTCTTAGCAACTGCTAATGGACAGATTTACATTCAGAATGAAACTCCTGATAGAGGTAAGTGGACTTACCGAATGGTGCCTAGCATTGATGATAAGAAGTATTCAATCGATACTAGAACTTTTAAACAAGCAGTATTGCAAGATGGCATCTTTAAAAACTTTGAAGATAGTCCTATTACAGCAGAAATGAAAGTCAGTGATGTATGCATTTACAAGCCGGGCGACTTAAATAAGATTGGCAAAGAAGGAAGAACATCTTGGGATAGTTTTTCATATGCCATTCAAATGGGTCATAATGTTTGGAGTCACATCAATGCAGTTCAAGAAGCCAATAGACAATACGATGCTGGAGTTGTACCGAGAATGCTTGTACAAGAGCAATTTGACAGGGTCTTTTTTAGAGACGTTGTTGAAACAATATTTGCAGCAACTACAAGAGAAGAAGCAAACGCCTTAATTGACAATAACTCTAAGTTTTGGATGTCAATTCCGGGCACTCGCGGAGCCATTGGTAAAAAGACTGTAAACTCTAGTACTTACTTTGGAGCATTGTTTGATGTTGTTGAACCAGAAGTAGAAGAACTAGAAGATGGTTGTTTTACTGAAGATCAAACACACTTGTTAGAGGACTTGGAAAATGGACAATTATGAAAATGACGAAGATAGACTCAAGCAGCATTACGAAGAACTAAAAATTAGGCATAGAGAACTTGACAACGAAATAGAAGCAAGTTATACTGATGTTACAAAACAAGACGAAATTCGTAGAATGAAAACTATGAAACTTTGGCTTAAAGATGAAATGTATCGTATTAATGCATATCTAATACAAAAGGATTTAGAATGATGATAAAAGTAATATCACTTAATAGTGCAATAAACCCTGGAACAGTTATTCCAATGAAACAGTATAATGGTAATATTGGAAGATGGATTGAAAACGATCTTGAAGATAAAGGTTACAAAGTTAATCGAGGAAAAGGTATAGATCTTCCCGAGTATGGACTAGAAATTAAAAGCCGTTTGAGAAGTAGCACAAGCGGTCATACAGTAGGTGCTATGCTACCTGTAGATATTATAAATACTCCTTGGGAATATAGTAATATTAGAAATAAGATTCAACGGCAATACCGTGTTGAATATGATGAAAATATACTTACTGGTGACAACATAGTTACTGAAGCAAAAGTTTATGATTTTACATGTAACGAAATACAATCTAAACTTAAAGAAGCATGGGAGTACGGACAATCTATGCTTAAATCTAGCAATCCAAAGAATATGCCTAAATACATTCGTTACGACAATCATTTGGGCTATTTTGAGAGGCAAACCAGTGGACAATACCAATATCGTATTACCGAAGGAGCAATGACACATATAAAAAAACTTTCAACTAATACAAGCAACCGACTTTTTGAGTTCGGAGCGTAATATGAAGCGTGATTACGACACAGGCACAGCAGACAGTATTACATTCTTTACAGGTGTAGAAGTTGAAAAGACTCCTGCATTTGGAATGAAGACATTGTTTGTTACTGGTATTCAAGACTACAATGAAGTTATGAAGTACTACAAAGAAGAACAATGCGAGCATATCTTTTTTGGTGCTAATCACAGTTACAATCCTGTTGCAGCGGAAGACTTTGAAGCATGGGATAAATTAATTCAACTGTTTTTAGATGAAGGTATCTTTTGTAGTCTAGATATTCCGAGCACTATTAACTTAGAATGGTTTATGGACGGCGGGCTGATTGAGAGCAATTATTTTATTCCGCAGCTTCGTGTAGTTGTTCCTTACGTTAAACAATGGAACTACAACACAATGGTCAAGATTGACGACAAAGGGTTTCGTGCAACTAATCCGGGCGTTTGGTGCCATAGCCTGCATAATTTGATGGACCGTGATAAATTTACTGACTGGCGCGAATATGGCCTTGACAAAGTGTTAAAGTGAGCGTATAATTAATGTATGAGCAAGAAAACTATCACAACTACATACTACGCAAAATAAGAGAAGAAAGAACTATGACAGAACCTACTAAAAGTATTTGGGTTACATTCCGCAAAGAAGGTGTACATCTGTACCCTGGTGCAGACACTGATCCTAAACTAGCAACAGGCGGATGGGATGATGTATCATTCCTTGGCGTTCCGCATCGCCATATTTTCCATTTTAAAGTTCGCATCGAAGTGTTCCATAACGATCGCGATATTGAGTTTATCCAATTTAAACGTTGGATGGAACGGTTGTATGCTGAAGTAGATAGCTCTACATCTGTACTACAACTAAATCACAAGAGCTGCGAAATGATCGCAGATGACTTGTACAAAGAAATTTCTACAAAGTATCCCGGCCGATTTGTAGAGATTGATGTTGCCGAAGATGGCGAAAACGGCTGTTCAAACTTTTATCCTAAGAATTAAAAAGGTAAAAACTATGTCAATTGAGAATCCTGTTATCCGCAAAGTATTTGACGACTTGGATAAATTCCGTGACTACTGTCGCTTTGAAGCAAAAGTCTTTGATGAAAAAGACATGTATAGCAACGAGTCACCAACTTGGATTGCGTACAACAAACACCAAGGTTGGCTGCGAGCAAAATCTCGTGCAGGCGCAAGCTATGATCCCAATCGTCGCACACGCCGTCCTAACCCAAGGTTTGAAAGCAATCGAGGTAACTAAATGACAATCTTCATAGTAGACATTGAAGCAGTAGATACCCGCTACACTAAACAGTGGAAAGAGTATTTGCCTAAGCAAATGCGGCATGCTACTAATGAAGATGTTAAAGTTATTAGCGGCGGAAATACTCCTCAGGCAACTACGCCTGGGGCGTTTCTTAATTTTGGTGGTACTAATGTTTATAAGAGTAAGCAATTAGAAATCATTGGTGAAATGTTTTGCAAAGGTGAGGTGAAGAATGGAGACTATTTTCTATATACGGATGCTTGGAACCCAACTGTTATCCAGCTTCGTTACATGGCTGAGCTCTTGGGCGTTGATATCAGAATCGGTGGCTTATGGCATGCTGGTAGTTATGATCCTCATGATTTCCTTGGTAGGCTAATTGGCAATAAGCCCTGGGTAAGACATGCTGAGAAGAGTATGTATCATGTGTACGACAATAACTTCTTTGCTACAGAGTTCCATGTTCGGATGTTCTTTGATGAATTACTGCATGGCGGCATGATGGTAGAGAATCCTTGGTACGACGATGACTGGGAAGAAATCTACGACAGTGGTAAAATTGTTCGTGTAGGATGGCCTATGGAGTATCTTAAAGATAGCTTAACACAATATAAAGGTATGGAGAAGCGAGACTTAATCTTGTTTCCACATCGTGTTGCTCCTGAGAAGCAAGTTGAAATCTTTAGAGACTTAGCACAGCGCCTGCCACAATATGAGTTTGTTGTTTGTCAAGAGCAACAGCTTACAAAGAATGAATATCATAACTTGCTAGGGGAAGCTAAACTTGTGTTTAGTGCTAACCTACAAGAAACACTAGGTATTAGTTGGTATGAAGGTGCATTAGTAAATGCTATTCCTATGGTGCCGAATAGACTAAGCTACAGTGAAATGGCTGTTCCAGAGTTCTTATACCCAAGCGAATGGACTGAAGACTATGACGCTTACTTGTATCACAAAGACAAAGTAATTGCACGTATTGTAGAGTACATGGAAAATTACGATGACTTTGCAGTTAGTCTAGCTAAACAAGTTACTAAACTAAACAAAGAATTTTTTAGTGGAGCAGCATTGTATGACACAATTAAAGGATAATATATCTATTGGCACAATCTTTCTTAAACTGCTAGAACGTGTAGATCGCAAGCGTGTGATTATGGACCGTTACCACAACGAGCCGTACTTAACACGCTATTATCTTTTCTTAAAAGAGCGTACATGGTTTCCGTTTAATGTCTTTTTACATAACTTTCATAAAGGAGATTTAGATGACTTACATGATCATCCTTGGCCTTACTTTACTTTTATTCTTAGCGGCGGGTATTGGGAACATACTCCAGCAGGTAAATTGTGGAGACGACCGGGGCATTTTAGGTTTAGCAGTCCTAAGTCTCTTCATAGCATTGAACTTGAGCCTGGTATTGAGCCTTGGACTTTGTTTGTACCTGGTCCTAAACTAAGAGAATGGGGCTTTGTCAAAGACGGTGCTTGGGTACAACATGAACAATACTTGAAGGAAAAATATGAGCTCGAACACTAATTCCAGTTCTAACACCATTGGACTCTTGTCCGGATCAGCAGCACAAAAAATGTCTGCTCTGAGCGGGTATATTAGTTGTACTGATACTGGTGTGTTAACCGGAACGTATAGTAGTGCTAGTGCTATTACTGGTAATCTGACTATAAGAGACTCGTTAGATCCTAATACGATGCAGATTGATATTCCTCTTGTTGTTCAAGGCAGAGATGTTATGAAAGAACTTGACGAACTGCGTGACTCTGTGTTATTATTAAAGCGACACGTAGATATGGAAGCAAAGTATCCTAAGCTAAAAGAACTAAAAGATGCGTATGAGTCGCAACTTGCAAAGTATAAAACATTTGATGCAATTAAGGAATCTAAATGAGATGGTTTAAAAAACTAGTAGCTAGCTGGGCAAGGCAAGGTAGCGATTATGAAGAAGAAAAATGCACAGTTGGTCGTGACACGGTAACATGTTCGCGTGATACTGAAGCAACTGTGTGCGATGCTGACCCTATACTAAACTTTAGAGTGTTTAGTGCAATAGGCGGACGTGTGGTAGAGTTTCGAACATATGATCGGGTAAAAGATCGTACTAATACAACTACTTACATTATTCACAAGGACGATGATTTTGGTGATAAGATTGCTAAAATTGCAACACTGGAGAGCATGAAATGATTAAGAAACATTATTACAGTTGGCAAGACATTGAAAAGATGTGCGTACAGATTGTTACTAGCATGTATGCAGACAACTGGCGTCCTGATTATATTGTAGGAATTACTCGTGGCGGCAATATTCCTGCTACTATCATTAGTAACATGCTTAAAGTTCGCTGCGAAGCACTTAAAGTTAGTTTGCGCGATAGTGAATGCGGACCTGAGAGTAATCTTTGGATGAGCGAGGAAGCGTTTGGATATAATAATGCTGAAGAAACTGGCATTACTGGTGCAAGATGGGACCTGTCACTGCGTAAGAATATTCTTATTGTAGATGATATCAACAATAGCGGTGCTACATTCAATTGGATTAAAGAAGATTGGCAGAGCAGTTGTTTGCCCGATGAAGAAACTTGGAATACAGTTTGGCATAAGAATGTTCGCTTTGCTACACTTACAGATAATCTAGCAAGTGGGTTTAACGGCACCGTAGATTATACTTGTCACGAAATTAACAAAGCAGAAGATGACGTTTGGTTAGTTTATCCTTGGGAAACTGTTAATGAATACTAAACCTTGGACTGAAGTATTAGTAGATACAAAAGACTTTACAGTATATAAGGACGACTTTCCGGTAACAGAAGGTCACGTTCTTTTTGTTCCTAAAGTAGAAGATTGGCAACATCTTGTAAAATGCTGGGAAGCAGCATACAAGTGGGGATACGATTGGACAGAACGTGGATATTGTGAAGCGTTTAACATAGGACAGAATGTAGGCGAAGCGGCAGGACAAACTGTAGAATATGCTCATGTACATTTGATTCCACGACGCAAAGAGGACATGGCGGATCCTCGAGGTGGCGTAAGGCACGTAATTCCTGAAAAAGGAAATTATAAGAAACTACTTGACAAAGCCTAAATAACAGTGTATACTTAATAGTATATAAGACATCCACGTCAATAACTCGGAGAAATAAATGACAGAAAAAAACTTATCTCAAGTGCTTCGTGAGAAGATGCACTCGGAAAATAAACGCTTTTGGGCAGGCGATAACATCAGCGAATATATTTCCAATGATACAAAAGACATCCTTATCAACGAAGCTGCACAAGCATTTGAAAGTGTACTTGACACACTGCTAATTGATCGTGAAAATGATCCTAACAGCAAAGGTACTGCAAAGCGCCTTGCTAAAATGTACTACAATGAGATTATGAGCGGACGTTATGATCCTATGCCTAGTGCAACGGCGTTCCCAAATGACAGCGAGGATAGATATGAAGGCATGTTGGTTGTTCGCAGTGAGTTGCGTAGCATGTGCAGTCATCATCACCAGCCCGTTAGTGGCATTGCTTATATTGGCATTATTGCTTCTCAAAAGTTAATTGGTCTCAGCAAATATACTCGTATTGCACAGTGGTGTGCTAGACGTGGTACATTACAAGAAGAACTGTGTAATGACATCGCACGTGAGATTAAAGCTGCTACAGGTACTAGTAACTTAGGAGTGTATATTCAAGCAACACACGGATGCTGTGAGAATCGCGGCATCATGGCAAATAGTAGTCTTACACAAACTACTGTACTTGAAGGTAGCTTTAAACACGATGCTGGTACAAAGAAAGAATTCTTTGACAATATTAAACTGCAACAGGAGTTTGCACGATGAAATTGAGATATAGCGAAGCCTTTTACAGTATACAAGGCGAAGGTGCATATGTAGGTGTACCTAGTGTATTCCTACGTACATATGGTTGCAACTTCCGTTGTCAAAACTTTGGACTTCCTCGTGGTACTCCTAAAGCTAAATATAATCCAGAAGTTAAAAAACTTATTGACTCCGGTGTGCATCTAACTGCAAAAGTATTTGAAGACTTGCCGCTGGTGTTTACTGGCTGCGACACTTACGCAAGTATCTATCCTGAGTTCAAACATCTTGTAATGGACAAGACTATCGACGAAGTTGTAGAACATATACTGTCGCTTACTCCAGAAGGTAAGTGGACTATGGATAATGGACAGGATGTCCATTTGATTCTCACTGGCGGTGAACCGCTACTTGCTTGGCAGCGTTTGTATATTGAGTTGTTTGAGCATCCTAGAATGAAGGACTTAAAGAATGTTACATTTGAAACAAACACTACACAATTTTTACACACGGAGTTTGCCGATTACCTTAAGAATCAGGCAAGATTTAAAACAACGTTTAGTTGTTCGCCCAAGCTCTCCGTATCTGGTGAATCTTGGACAGACGCTATTAAGCCTGCTGTTGCTGCCAATTACCGCTCTATACTTAATGCTGACATGTATTTTAAATTTGTTGTTGCTGACAGCGTTGACGTTGAAGAAGTTGATCGAGCTGTCGAGGCTTACAGAAAAATTGGGATCAATGTTCCAGTATATCTTATGCCGATGGGCGGTCGTACAGAAGGTTATAACCTTACCGTACAAGAAGTTGCAAAACTTGCTATGGCAAAAGGATACCGATTCACTCCGAGACTCCACATTAGCTTATTCGGAAATGCCTGGGGGACTTGATGACGATGCGCTTAACGCCCTTAGGCAGGGCGTACACAAAGATGAACAAATCGATAAACTAAGGAAACACATATGAAATGGCTCAATAAGCTACTAGGCAGAGAAGAAAAAGTACAACAAGAAATGCCTGTAGAATCTACTAATGAATATTTACGCAGAGCAATTCTTGCTAAAGAAAAAGAAGCTGCTACTGCTAAAGGCGAAGCATGGGTTGCTGTGTTAGATACACAAATTAATCCAAAGAATATTAAGAACGGTTTCTTTGAGCTTGATTGGAATAATCAGTTTATTGAAGAACTACTTGATGCTGGTTATAGCGGTGAGTCAAACGAACAGATTGTAGATGGATGGTTTCGAACTATTGCTATGCAAGTGTTAGGCGAAGAAGGTCTTAACACAGCGCGAGAAATGGGGTACATTAACGTAGTGCCTATTAATAAAAGCAAAAGCGAAGTATCATGATTGACATTCTATCAATCATATGCTATAATGATAACACTAAAGGCACATATATAATATGAGTACATACATTCTGGTAGACACAGCAAATACGTTCTTTAGAGCTCGTCACGTAGTACGCGGCGATATCGACACAAAGGTAGGCATGGCACTACACATTACGCTAAACAGTGTAAAGAAAGCATGGACTGACTTTAAAGCAGATCACGTTGTGTTCTGTTTAGAAGGTCGTAGCTGGCGCAAGGACTTTTACGAGCCCTACAAGCGCAACAGGCAAGTTGCCCGCGGCAAACTATCTGTAACAGAAGCAGAAGAAGATACTGCATTCTGGGGTATCTTTGACGAGTTTAAAAACTTCGTTACTGAAAAGACTAATTGTACTGTTATGCAACACAAGCAACTAGAAGCAGATGATCTTATTGCAGGTTGGGTACAAATGCACCCGAATGACACTCATATTATTATTAGTACAGATGGCGACTTTGCACAACTTATTGCACCTAATGTACAGCAGTACAACGGTGTGAGTAATACAATTATTACACACAAAGGATACTTTGACGATAAGAAGCGTGAGCCTATTATTGACAAGAAGACCAAAGAAGTAAAACCTGCTCCTAATCCTAAGTGGCAAATTTTTGAAAAGTGTATGCGTGGCGACACTAGTGATAATGTGTTTAGTGCATATCCCGGTGTGCGTACAAAAGGCACTAAGAACAAAGTTGGCCTTACAGAAGCGTTTGAAGATAAAGTTACAAAAGGCTTTAACTGGAATAACATGATGCTACAGCGTTGGACTGATCATGAAGGTGTCGAACATCGTGTGCTAGATGATTATCAGCGTAATGTAGTACTGTGTGACTTAACTGCACAACCCGAACACATTAAAGAACTAATTACTACTACAATTAAAGAGCATGCTGTGCCTAAGACAGTAGATCAAGTAGGCATGCGTCTTATGAAATTCTGTGCTAAGTGGGATATGCAACGTATTGCAGATCAAGCTACTTATTATGCAGAGCCATTAAATGCGAGGTATCCGGTATGAATGCAAAAGAAATTATTAAAAATAAGTTTTGGATTGTTGAAGACAAAGGTGTTAAATTTGGCACTATTAGTTTAAATGAGGATCAGTATATTTTAAGTACTCCGACAGGTACTAAATTTTATCATACTGAAAACCAACTTACTAAAGCATTAGATCAAAAACTAAGTTGGACTGAGTTAGCAATAACTGAAATCAGTACAAAAGAAGTACACGGTTATGCAACTAACTCAACTCCTTTTAACCCTATGTTTGACGTAAAACGTAAACTTCCTTTGTTTACTAAAAGCGATAAGAGCAAGAGTTTGTACTGTGCAGGATACTATATTATTCAGTTTGAAAAAGGTTGGGTTAAGAGCTTTTGTCCTAAACTTATTACAGTAGAACGTTACACTACTAAAGGTCCATTCAAAAGTGAAATTGAGATGCGTCAGGAGTTAAGCTGTGTCAACCGTTGAACCTTTAAACACTAATCCTATTCAGCAGTTTATTAGTCAAGTTAAGGGCGCTGATGCATCTAACCAAAAAGAGCTGAAGATGAATATTGATCAAGCTCGACGCCTTGCATTTACTCTAGGCGAAGTTATGGCAAGATTAAACGGCGACCTTGAGCAGTTGCTTGCACGTAAGAATAGCGGTGCGGACGATGTGATTCAAATTAATATGGATGGCGGAAGCAAGTGGTAAATCTACTCTAAAAAGAGATAAATATATGCGTAGTTAACTAAAGGACAACGTATATGAGCAGACCCAAGCCTACCATATTAAAAGAACATGTAAATAAAAAGACTTATAAAACTGAACAAGTCTTACATTCTGATGCCATTTGGGCTGTGTTTTTCCAAAATCAGCCTTTTAATCTTAAAAGTGCAAATATGCTTACTAGCTATCCAGGACCTAAGTATAAAAAGACCAGCTTCTCAAATCCTGGGCATGCATTTAATCTAGCCAAAAAATTAAACAATTTGTTTAATAGTGACGAATTTTCTGTGGTTAAACTTACCACAGGCGAAACGATCTTCGAATGAACTGGAAAGAAACATACACTAAAATATTCCTTAAGGCTGCTGACAAAAGTATCGGTGAGTCTGCTGTAAAGGAGTATTTTCCGGTGTGGTGGAAGAACACACGAGCAAAAGATACAGGCGGGCTGCGTCTTACTGATGAAGGCTTTCGCTTTATTACAGAAGATATAGAACTTACTACCTATGAAGTTCCGTATCCTAGAGATTTTGAGCTTACTACTAATGTAATAATTTGGATGGACAACTTTATCGACTGTCCGTATTACTTAGGTAGGCATGGCATTATTGTTACAAACGAGAAAAAAGCCATGGAATTACACCTGTTTAGCGGCGATATACGCAAGTATGGCCTAACAAAGGCCCTAAACAGACATAAAAAAGACGATTTAGACTCCAATAGTGGTTGACCTTTGCTGTTATCAGTGTTATTATATATACATAGTTAGACACAAGCACTTATAACCCTTTAAGGAACACAAAATGGAAATCTCCACACTTCGTACCGTTACTCCTAACAGCGCAAAGAAAAGCATTGTACGTGCTTTTAAGAAAAAGCGTCCGTTGTTCCTTTGGGGTCCTCCAGGTATTGGTAAATCAGATATTGTTCATCAGATTGGTGAACAAATGGAAGCCAAAGTTATTGATATTCGTTTGAGCCTTTGGGAACCTACAGACATCAAAGGTATTCCGTACTTTGATCCAAATCAGCACAAAATGGTTTGGGGTGCTCCTAGCGAGTTGCCAGATGCTGAAATGGCATCTAAATATAAATTCATTATTCTTTTCCTAGACGAAATGAACTCAGCGGCTCCTAGTGTACAAGCGGCAGCATATCAGTTGATTTTGAATCGCAAAGTTGGACAGTATACATTACCAGATAATGTTCTTATTATTGCCGCTGGTAACCGTGAAGCTGATAAGGGCGTTACGTACCGTATGCCTGCTCCGTTGGCTAACCGCTTTGTACACTTAGAACTTGCAGTATCATTTGATGACTGGTTCCAGTGGGCAGTTGATAACAAAGTACACCGCGATGTTGTAGGTTACTTGACATTTTCAAAGAAAGACTTGTACGACTTTGATCCTAAGAGCCCAAGTCGTTCGTTTGCTACTCCTCGTTCATGGACGTTTGTTAGTGAATTGCTTGAAGATGATGACGATGACACCACTACTACTGATTTAGTTAGTGGCGCAGTAGGCGAAGGTCTTGCTGTAAAATTTATGGCACATCGTCGAGTGTCGGCAACAATGCCTAATCCTACTGATATTTTAGAGGGCAAAGTTAAAGAGATGAAGTCAAAAGAAATTAGTGCTATGTACTCTTTAACTGTGTCTTTGTGCTATGAGCTTAAAGAAGCATGCGACAAGAACGATAAAAAGTTTGATGCCAAAGTAAATAACTTCCTGCGCTTTGCAATGGATAACTTTGAGACTGAGCTAGTTGTTATGGGTATTAAACTTGCTCTTACACAGTATGCTTTGCCTATTGACCCAGATGAAACTGAGTGCTTTGACGAGTTTCATACACGTTATGGTAAGTATATTACTGCCGCTCAACAAGCGTAACCATAAAAGAGTTTGGGCGTTCTCAATAAAAACGTCCATTTTCACTTGACTTTTCCTGTAAAGTAATATATAATACATACATAACAGTTAAAAAGGAATGCAAAATGAGCGTCACAGGCAAGAAAAATTGGCAACCTAAAGAGCTTACTGAAGAACAACTTAGATTGATGCGAGTTGATGTACTTGATCGTATCATTGTAGCTCGTGTTGGATTGCTGTTACGTCATCCATTTTTTGGTAATATGGCAACTCGTTTGCAGATCAAAAGTGCAGATGATTGGTTAGGTACTGCTGCCGTAGACGGACGTAACTTGTATTTTAATACTCAATTCTTTAATGCAATGTCAAACAAAGAAATTGAGTTTGTTATTGCACACGAGATTCTACACTGCGTCTTTGACCACTTAACTCGTAGACAAGACCGTATTCCAAAAATTTATAATATTGCCGCAGACTATATTGTAAATAATTTGCTTGTGCGAGATCGTATTGGTACTAAGCCAACATTTATTGACTGCTACCAAGACTTTAAATACGACAAATGGTCTTCAGAAGACGTATATGACGACATCTTTGAAGACGCTAAGAATAAAGGTGAAGAGTTTCTTAAACAACTTGGCGAACTACTAGACGAGCATATCGACTGGGAAGGTGAAGACGGCAATCCTGGCGGTAGCGGAGCCGACGGTAAAGAAAGCAAAAGCCGTCCTACATATTCTAAAGAAGAACTGAAAAAGATCAAAGACGAGATCAAAGAAAACATGATTTCGGCGGCGCAATCATCAGGTGCAGGTAATACACCAGGCGAAGTACAGCGTATGATCAAAGAGCTTACTGAGCCTAAGATGAACTGGCGCGAAATACTGCGTCAACAAATCCAAAGTACTATACGCAACGATTACACCTTTAGCCGGCCAAGCCGTAAAGGACAAATGACTGGTGCCATTTTGCCAGGAATGAACTTTGATGAAACTATTGATATTTGTATTGCACTTGATATGAGTGGCTCAATCGGTAACGATCAAGCAAAGGACTTCCTAAGCGAAATTAAAGGCATTATGGACGAATACAAAGACTACAACATTAAATTGTGGTGCTTTGATACTAAGGTCTATAACGAGCAAGACTTTAGTGCAGACGGCGGCGATGATTTGTCATCCTACGAAATTATTGGCGGCGGCGGTACTGATTTTGATGCTAACTGGGAGTACATGAAATATAATGATATTCAACCTAAGAAGTTCATTATGTTTACAGATGGATATCCTTGGAATAGCTGGGGTGATGAATCGTATTGCGATACTATCTTTATTATCCATAGTCATAGTGATAAGAACTTGCAGGCACCGTTTGGACTAACAGCACATTACGAGGAAACGGCTTGAAACTAAAAGAAGTCAATGCATTAAACTTTTTTGAAATACGGAGAGCAAATTTACCTGCTCCGCATTTTGAATACATTCTTTTGCCTACAAGATACAACTTAGACCAAAGTCTAGTTAAATGGATAGAACAACATCTTAAAGGTAGATTTTATGTAGGCAAGGCTGTTGCAGTATCTAGTAGCAACAGTATTGAGAACATGACTAAAGTTGGATTTGAGGAAGCTAAAGAAATTTCTTATTTCACTTTGGCGTGTCCGTATTTGAAATACAATTAAATATAATATAGATTACATAACAGGAGAAAAATTATGTCCGAAGAAGTTAAAGAAGCAGCAGCTACCCCCTTAAAAGAAGCAGCAGCTACCCCAGAGCTAACAGTTAATGACTTAACTACAATTAAACAAGTTATTGACGTAGCAAGTCAGCGCGGTGCATTTAAGACAAGCGAAATGGTAGCAGTTGGCACCATTTACAATAAACTAGAATCATTCTTGGCAGCAGTTGCGGCACAACAAGAAGCACCTAAAGGAGAATAACAATGGCTGATACAAAACACGTAGGTCGTATTGCTAAAACTAGAAAAAAATGCGGCGTAGTATATCGAGTAGTACCCGGTGAACCAGAAAACTGTGTCATAGTATTGACTGAAAGTTTAGAAGCAGCTGATCATGACTCGCTTATTAATTTAATTAATTCAGCTACTGCACAAGATGCATACGAACTTGGCGAAGCAATGGCAAGATCACAATTGTCCGATGGTAGTAATATGCTTGCCCGTTTCCACACCACAGGTAGAATGCAAAAAGTTGCTACTAACTTGGTAGAAATGACCCCTAATAACAATGCATCTATTAACTTAGCAGAACTTAATAACATTATTGCCCAACAAAAAGGTGTAACTGTTGCAGATCTTGCACTAGGTGGTGCTAAACCACAAGTAGCAAATACGGGTGTAGCTAATGCAGCTGATGCATATGTTACACCAAGTATGGCAGCAATGGACGAAGCGGTTACAACTAATGATGGTATTTTGGATGACGAAAGTTTAGCTAAACAACTACGCTCGCAAGCTGATGCAATGTTTAAAGAGGCACAGCGGTTACGCAGCGAAGCAGAAGAACTTGCTCCTACCAAAAAAACAACTAAGAAAACTGCCGAGAGTGCCTAAGGGTAAGAAACTTCCACCAGGTGTTGTTGATACATGGCCTGAGGTTTTTAGCGAAATTAATGTTGATGTTGTACCAATTGAATATTTGCACAGCATTAATGTCAAGTTTAAAGATGGAAAGATCTGGGAAATTGATGTTAAAAGATCTCGCGAAAAAAAGAACGTAGACATCGAATTGGCTCTACAAGAACTATTCGAGCAATACGAAGATGTTATCGATAATATTGATTTTAGACTAGATACTGAGAAAGTTAAGTACGATATTAAAAAGCGTACAGCATTATTTATGAAGAAGCGTAAGTAATCTTTCAGTCAAAGGCATAAATACTAGTAACAATATTATCCAGGAGTTAATAGATGGCCTTACAAGTAAGACGCGGTACTAATACAGAAAGATTAGGAATCACCCCCTTAGCAGGTGAATTAGTATATACAACAGACACAAAACAGCTATACGTAGGTGACGGTTCTACTGCTGGAGGTATTACTAGCATTTCAGGAACAATTGATTCTGTATTAGCTGATACTACTCCGCAACTAGGTGGAACACTAGACTTAAACGGAAACGATATTACTGGAACAGGTAATATTAATATTACTGGTACAATTACTGCTACAGGAAATATTAACCTAGGTGACGGTATTGGTAGTGATATTGTTGTGTTTGGTGGAGCAATACAAGGACATCTTGTACCAGATACTGACATTACTTGGAATTTAGGGTCTCCTACAAAACAATTTAATGAAGTATGGATTAGTCAACTTAATGTTGAAAATCAACTAACTGTAGGTCGCATTATGGGCAACTTAATTGCAGACGATAGTACTGTAGTTTTTGATGCAACTGCCGGAACATTGCTTGCAAGCACATTAACTGGCTCTGCTACAATTAACGTAACAGGCGACTTAACTGGTAGCGTATTTGGTGATGACAGTACACTACTAATAGACGGTATAAACAAGACTGTACTTGTTGATGTTAGTAATATTACTACTACAAGTTCAATATATACACAAGGCGCAAATATTCGTGTCGGCGGGGCAGGCGATGGAAACCTAATATTTCTTCAAGACAACTTATCTTCTGCAACATTAATTATAACAACCGAAGATACTGCTGGCGTAGTAGTAATTCCTAGACCTGTACAAATAGGTAGCAGTTCTGCGCTTGTTGCAGATG